TGCACTTTTTCATAGTGTCCAAATCAGAATCAGATATAATATACTTTAGAATACCACAACTATTTAACTGGGTATTTCTCAACTCTACATACATAATGTCGTCATCTACTGAAGCATCAGAATAATAACAACTATTCAAGAAGTCATCACAAGGCATCCTATATATGAGTCTTTTACTTGGAGTAACCATCACGATCTCATACAACTCAGAATCGTCTGATGTATCAGTATATATAGCATCACTAAAATGAGCGGGCATTACAAATATATTACCAGTCAAATTAATAATCATACCTATTTTTCTCATATTATCAGTTTCTACATTCCGAAGATAAGAAATAAAATAATATTTGTTCAGTACTCTAGTCGCTATATCATTGCAGTTCGGTATATCTACATCTCCAATTTCAATTTTAGCTAATATATCTGTATTGAAATTGTCTAGAGATAAACCTTGTCTTCTTACTTTTTTTAGCCTTAGTCCTCTTCTACTGTCAGGTTTTCCTTCCCAGTTAACTCTATCTCGATTGTCCTTTTCTTCCTTAGGCTTACTCCTATGCTTGGCTTTACTATGTTGAGTCTTTGCATGATAGTTAGAAGGTGAGTCAGATTGACGTTCCAAATCCTCTAAAGGGATAATGAAAAACGGCTCATCGGGATAAAAATAGGACAATATGCCTTGTATCAATTTAAACGCTCCAAACCCTATAAAGGAAAGGGCAGTTATAAGAACGGCATTTTCCTTAATGGTAATGAATAATTGTTTAATCTTAGAAGTCAAAAACGAAGCACATTCCTCCATCATCGTGGGAATTTTAGTTTCTTCGATTCGTTTATCAACCGCTGAAACAATAACAGCTGGTTTTATCTTACTAATCAATAAATCAAAATCTACCGTGACTGATCCCTTATACAGATAGATAATACTATTTATTTCTTGCGTATTAAGACAGAAATTATAATCGTTATAATATGCGAAATCTGAAACAAAAGGGTACCCAATTTCCAATCTTTCTATCATCTTCTTTATGACACCAGAGGAAAAACAACTTAGAAAAGTTCCCAGATTGGAATTAGCTAAAGAACCTTTAGCTAAAGCTATCTTAGCCATCAAAGAACTACGTTGCTTCGTACCAAATGAATTCTCATCATCAAGTTCAAAATCCGAGGTTCTTAGGCGGGTAAGACCGATCTTCTCTCCCATTTCTTTGTCCATAATATAATCAGATATATCTATGGCAACATGCTCATTATAGACCTGTCTTTCCATTATTTTATCTTTCTTGGTATTCCTGTGTTGCTTCGTTCTATTACCATCTGTCTCAATGAGATTATTGAGTAATCTCTCATTCTCATTCTTTATACTTGAGAATAATGTTCCAGGAGCGGTCATACTAGCTAAGAAAGCATCACTGTATATATCACTAGTGAGATCATCATTGAGTTTAGCCGTACACGTAGCTACATGAGTAGAAGCTATATTAGAAATATAATTAGCAACATGTGTCTGATGATAAGCTACAGAAGCTTTTATGATATCCCCAAAAGAAACCTCTTTATCATTCACCTTAAAAGTCCAATAATCATTAGGAAGCATTGAAGTTTGATAAGATTTACTATTTACATTTATAGTATCATCGTACTCATCATTATATACAGCTGAAGGGTTAACACTAACATCAACAACGATGTGAAATCTACGCCTAACAGCTTTATAATCCCTTATAGCTTCTAACTGACTAAAATCCATGAGATTGGTCGATGCCATCACGAAGGCAGATCGGAAAAACTTAGTATTTTTCGTAGCTACATCAGCCATCTGTAAAACATATGGATTACAATTAATCATTCGAATTATCTTGAGAGCTTCCGAATCAACATCGCCTACTGCATCACGTGCTTGAAATAAATCATCGGTAATAGCTACCCAAGCTTTATAAGTATATCCATCCCAAAACTTATCGGTTGGTATATTGTACACGAAATCATCGGGATTTTGTTCCCATTGATCTTTCCACATTCCTGGTATTGTAAATTTAGTAACTACCCTAGCCATTCTGTTTAGAAGAATTGTCTTTTTGATGCCAGGGGGCCCTCTTAAGAGGATACCTACAGGTTCCACTCTACTACCACTCAATGATTGTTCATTGACCTTATACTGAACGGCAAGTTTTTCGTATTCGCGTAAAACTTGTTGTATACTGAGATAATCATACGAATTTCTCTCTATTCCTCTCATTAATTTGTTTCCTTCTTGAATGTCTTCATGGAAAACAACCTTATCGAAAATGTTTATTTCAC